TGCAGATAAGAGTGCGTCTATGTTGCCGGTCTTATCAAATGCTTGAAAAGCTTTTATAAAGTTGTTTGCTGATGCGGCAACTTTTAAATCAGTGCTACCAGTCAGTGTGCTGGCGGCAGACAGCATGCCCCCAAAGTCATTATTTGCTACCGCTGTCCCAAAGTTAGCCCAGTTAACAGCTGTGCGCACACCCTCGGGTACCGTTGCGCCAAGAGCATTTACGCTGGTGTTAATTAGCGCAGGAAGGTTCTTTGTATTAATTGCGTTTGCAACAGAAGCAAAATCTTTGGCAGTGCTGATCGTGCCTGCGTTCTTTGCTAACCAGCTGTCCTCAAACAGCTTTTCAGCTTCAGCAAATTTGCCTGAGTTAGCAAGCGCATCTATCTCCGCAGTAACTTGTCCCGAAAAACCAGCGGCGGCGTTTAGCCCGCTAAATACGGCTGATGCCCACTTCCCATCCTTAGCAGCTTTAGCGGCGTTGTAAGCTTGAATGTAAGGCGCTGTTTGCGGGGCTATAAAAGATATTGCAGTCAGCGCTATTGGAAGCACGTCGTTTTTAAAATTAACCCAGTCGCTCTTGGTTCCCGTGGAGGTTGGGATCACCAAACCTATCGGCGACATTACTAGGTCGTAGTTGGTTTGGTGGTTACCAACTGTTGTGCCTTCTAAGTTGATTGTCTTACCGGTCTTGGCGTTGTAGTACTCGATGCGATCTTGTAGGGTTCCGTCAGACGCATCGCTTCCCCCAACATAATCTTGCACTGTGCGTTGTTTAATGTCAGATAGGCTTGTGACGCCCGCGGTAGCAAGTTTGTTTGCCATGTCCCACATGACAGCTTCTTTGGAGCCAAGCCCGCCTTCACCTTTTTCAGTAGCGCCGCCTTGGTAAGCGCCAGACATTCCGGGTAGTTTTGATAAGCCGTATATCTGGTCAAACAAAGTTTTGCCGGGACCAGAGCCAGTCTCCCAAGCAGCTTTGCCCGCGGAAGTAATGTTACCGCTGCTATCCTTGTTAAGCCCATATATGGCTAAGCGCCATGGTTCCCAATTTTGTAGCTCTTGCGTAGAAACTTCCCCATACGCAGGCAAAGTAATTTTTCCAGCGCCAACAGGTGCGTTAGCCAATGCTACAGGTGCGGCTGCGTTAGCAGCAAAGGCGTTGATGCCAGTTGCTGCTGTAGGGGCAGGAGCGGGTACGGTTAACGCAGCAATACCAGCAGGCGCGGGAGCAGGCGCTGCTGCTGTCCACCAAGGCGTAATTTTGGCGGTGTTGAAGTAGCTACTAATAGTTGGCTCGTCATACCCAGTAGCGCGTGTGACATCAGCCAGCCCATAGTTGTACTGTTTAGCGAGCTCCGCGACCTTAGCCGGATCACCTATGTTCTGAGTAATCAGATTGGTGAACTCAATATCTTTGTGATAACTTGGAGTAGTGGTCATCAGCCAACTTTCCAGTTAGTACCGTCAGAGTAAACGGGTGTGGCTACAGCGCCCCCGGTTACTACGGTTGATCCAAACGTAGGGGCTAACGCATCTGTTACAAACGACCTAGCACCTACACCAGACGTTACTGCGCTAGGCAGTGTGGCAACAGTATAGTTGGTCAGTGGCGGTATCACCGTGTCCGCCGATAACTTGGTTAGTAAAGCGTCAAGCCGGTTAAAGTACAGGCGTAGGACGTTATTAAGTTGATCAGCGTACTGCGGGGTGTAAGCATCTGGCGCTAACGGTAAGTTAGGCGCAGCAACTTGGTTAAGTTCAGATGAAGCAACAACAATGAAGCTCATGAGTTACCCCGTCTTCCATCTGGTTTGATGTCGATACGAGGCGCGCCCAACTGCCACTGCGTGCCTAACGTGTTGCAGTCAATCTGGAACACCATCTGACGGCCACGCAGTCGCATAAACACCTGACCCGTAAACTCTTGAATGTTTACAGAAGATGTTCTTTGCACTGTTGACGCCGAAGTACCCGCGGTAGACGCTGGGTCATTAGCCCCAGTGCCCGAGTTTTGAAACGGGATTAGTGTCAGGGTTACTTGTGGGGTAGTCCCGGACGTAGACGTACGGAAAGTTAAATCAGGCAGCACACGATAGATAAACCCAAATGTCTGCCCGTCATCTATGTCAAATTGCGACGAAGTAATAGTTGACGTAATCGCTGTAGGAGTTGATGTCTCGTTATTGTCAACCCCTTCTTCGTGGTTGACCAAGTTGTAGCTATATGTAGCGGCAACCGGATAGTCCCGCAGCCCAGAGTCAATCCAAGCAGTGCGACCAAGGTTAGTACCGTAGTACCAGATGTCTTCGCCGTAGTTGTAAACAACATACCGATTAATTTGGTTGCTACCCTCGGAGCAATAAAACCACCACACTTCGTTAAAGCCTTCACTTGTACTAGCAAAAACTTGGAGGTTTTGTGTTTGGTTGATATCGCTAAAGATGTACTCGCGCAGATCGCAGCGCAACGTTGCTATACGACCATCGTACTTATAAAATTTATCGATACCCATCCAGTACACAACTCCAGACCCAATTGCCACTGCGTTGGGGCTCTGTATGGAGATGTTGTCCCCAAGCAATTGAGCGCCCCACACGGTAGGAGGGCCTTGGTACTGCAAAGAATACACAGTGGAGTCAGTAAAAACTACAATCTCTTGCCTAGCCTGAATAGCTGTAATAATTTCTGAGCCATGGGACAGTTGCAGGCTACCAGCTTGGGACGTAGCCGCAACCGCCCACTCGGTAATGGATTCTTGGTTGGACCAACGGATCAACATAGGGTTAAGCGTTGAGCCTCCGTAGTCGTCGCAGCCAAACGCAAAAGTAAACCTACTTTGATCGGACACAAAAATACAGTTAACTACAGACGGTACTTCAGCGTCTGCGCCAGGAAGACTAGATACAAGAACAGCCCGCGTTGTAAGCCCATTGGTAGCATCCCAGATGTATATGGGGCCGTTTCGGTAGGCAAAGATAAGGTCTTCACCCCAGTTATTTTGGCTATAAACACGCAACGGTATTGTGCCGACAGTACCGACACCCCAGTCTCCAAACCCCCACTTTCCTGCGCCCCAACCGTTAATAGGCACTTCAACGGATGGGGACACGTTAATCTGATATTCGGCTAAAACAGCAGAGCCACCAGACGATCCGGCTGCAATTACTGTTGGCGCAGTTGAGATTGTGTACGAGTTAGCATCAATTACCGTTATCTCAAACTCGGCATTAAACGTAGTTGCGTACGCCCCAGTAGCGCCGCTAAAGGTTACGTAATCGCCAGTTATACCCCCGTGTCCGGTGGCGGCTACCGTGACCGTAGTAGTGCCGTCCCCAGTAAAAGGGTCAGTACCCAGTGTGGCGCTTGCCCTTAGTGGTGTAATGTCGAAGTAAGACCCGTCCCGTTCTATGTAAATTTTAATGTTGGTTGTTACACCCATTAAATTTAAACCGGCTAACGTTATCCAGTTCCACAGCGACCGGCACAGGCCAAGAAACGTAAAGTTAGAAACACGAGTCCAGCCGCCAAGTTTTTCAGGGTTCCCAGCGCGAAACCTAATTTTGTCAGCGTCATACCAGCCGCCAGCCACGTTTGTAGCTGAAGACACCGCGCTTGTCACGTCAGAACCAGAAATCGTCCCCCATGCGGGTGCGTCAGACACAGCGCCGCCGCCGGTTTGCGTCAAGAACTTTTTGGTTGTTGTGGTGTTTCCGGAGAGCTTAGCCAACGAATTGGAAGCGTCGGAGTACAACATGTCGCCTAAAGCATAGGTGTTTTGGCCTGTACCGCCGTTCGTAGCGCCGAGAGCGCCTGACACAGCGCCAGATTGGTTCAGAGCAACAGCGTTCCACTCGACGTTGGTGCCGCCAGCGTTCATCACCAGAGACTTGTACGCTGCGCCCGCAGCCAGTTTGCCCCATGTGTTGGTGCCGGAGCCGTACAGCAAGTCGCCTGTCGTAACTGTTGCTGTGCCTGTGCCGCCGTTGGTAGCTGCGACAGTACCCGTCAGGGAGATGGTTTGGCCAACGACGCTAATGTTTGTGCCACCGGTGTAATCAACCGA